AGCCGGTCGGCGATGCCGAGCAGCTCGGCCACCACCGGGTTGGCCACGCTGGCGATGCTCGCCGTAGCCGCCGCCCCCGTCCCGCCGCCGCCGGTGAAGGTCACGGTGGGCGCAGTCGTGTAGCCGCAGCCGCCCTTGGTCACGGTGACGGCCGTCACCACGCCTTCGGCCACGGTGGCCACGGCTTCCGCCCCGCTGCCGTCGCCGGTGAACACCACTTCCGGGGCGCTGGTGTAGCCGCTGCCGCCGTTGCTGACGGTCACCGCGCTGACGCCTTTGGGCCGATCCGCGGTGAACCCCGGCGCGCAGAGGATGCGCGGGGCGAAACCCACCACGCTCTCGGCGCCCAGAAAGCACTGCACCCCCTCGTAGGCCCCGGTGGCGCCGTCCACCCCGCCGATCACGTTGGCCATCGCCTCGGCCGCGTCGGCGCCTTCGTCCACCCGCACCACGATCACCACGGCTCCGGCCTGGTCGAAGACGGCGTCGATGGCCTCGGGCAGGGTGCCTTCGCCGTCGCCTACCGTGTCCAGCTTGGCGGCCTCGACCCGGTTGCCGGCGATCAGCACCGGCGTGTTGAGGGGAAACGCGGCGGCATCGGCGTCCGGCGCCGTGCCGATCAGGCCGATGACGCTGGAGCGCACCGTTTGAATGCTGCGCGCACCCTCGTCGATCTGGATGACTTCCACGCCGTGCAAAAATGTTTCGCTCATGGCTTATTCCTCCTTGGCCGCCGTCTTGGGGCGCCCGTGTTCGGTTTTGGCTTCGACCACCGCCGCCTTGGGGCGCCCGTGTTCGGCTTTGGCTTCGACGACCGCCGCCTTGGGGCGAACGGTCCCGGTTGCGGGTTCTCCGGCCGCCCCGGCCCGGACGACCTTGCCGCTCAGCAGCATCCACTTGGCCTGGCGGGCGGTCAGCGCCACCCGGCCGCCGGCCGGTATGGTGCGGCCCGCATGGCGGATCGGCTTCAAGACAACGTATTCGGATGTGGACATGGCGCCTCCTAATGACTGTGGTGGTTGGTGTTGCCGCCGGCGTCGATGACGCTGCCGGTGGCGGTAATGTTTCCGGTAACGGAAAGGTCGCCGGTCAGGGCGAAAGAGCCGGTCATGGTGCCCTTGGTGGCGCCGCCCGCGGCGGCGACGTTGACCGCCGGGGCGGTAAGCGTCAATCTGGTCCCGGACGATACGGCCACCGCCCCCGCCGCGCTGACGGTCGCCGCGCCGCCCACCTGCACGGTGGCGTCGCCGGATAGCGAGACGTTCGCCGTGCCGGGGCAATCCACCGCAAGCAGCGACTGCCGGCGGTCGTAAGAGATGCGCATGCCGTCGGCGAAGCGGATGGTGCGCACCGTCGGCGACGTCTCCGGCGCCGGCCGGGCCGCCTGATAGATCGCCGGCAGGCAAACGGCTTGGGCCGGGTCGCCGCAGGGGCTCAGCAGCAGCACCTGCTCGCCGACCTCCGGCGCCCACCAGTCGATGTCGTCGGCGGCCCGCCGCGTCAGCCAGGGGATCCAGCCGGTGAGCAGCTCTCCGCTTTGCACCCGCACCCGGGCGCCGGCGTAATCGGCCTGGGCCACGGTGCCGAGTCGCAGCAGGTTGTCCAGGCGGCGCTCCAGCTCGGCCAGGCGGAAGTCGGTGGGCTCGGCGTTCACGTTCACGGATCTTCCTCCGGCTCCGGCGGTCGGCAGACCGGGATATAATCGTCTTCGTGGCCGGCGCCGATCTCGGGCGCGAAGCCGACCCAGATTTCCTCGGCCGCCACGCCGGCGCCGTCCCAGGTCGAATCGCCGAAGCGCACCGTCTGGGTCCAGCGGATCTCGCGGACGCCGATTCCTTTTTCTTCCAGCAGGTAACGGGGCACCACCGCGGCCAGCTTCGCGGGGCCGACGCCGGCCTGGCCGAAGCGGTTCAGGCGAATCATCGGCAGCAGGGTCTCGCACAGCGCCGTGATGTCTTTTTGCCTGGCCTCGGCGCCGGCGGCGTTGCGGGCCGCCACGAACAGGGATATCTCAAGGCGCGCCTCCACCTGGTCCGTGCCGGGGTCGTCGGCCACGATCCAGGGTCCGACAGCCAGCAGCAGCGCCGGCACCCGGACCATCGACCGCACCGCCCCGTCGAGCTGGCCGGCGTAGCGCTCGCAGGTCGCCACGCCGGTCACCACGGTCAGGTGCTCCAAGATGGCGCTCTCCAGGTCGTAGACCACGCCCATGTCAGAAGTTCTCCAGCGTGTCGCGCGTCATGAGGCGATCCGGGCTGAAATGGCTCACCCCGCCGCCGGCGGGGGCCTCCGGCGCCGGGGCAATGCCCAGCGTCACCGTGCCCTTGGCGATCTGTTCCAGCAGGCGCACCGCGTCCCGGTAGCGGTCGCGCACCTCGTCGGTGGCGCCGTTTTCCCACAGCCGGTAGCGGGCGATATCGCCGCAGAGCCGGGTCAGCACGACCGGCACGCTCGTCAGCGGCAGCGCGTAGCGGCCCGCCAGGTAGGCGTCGATCTCGGCGGTGGCGTCGGCGATGGCCAGGTCCAGCACCTCGGTGTCCACCTCGCCGGTGTTGAGCCGGTCGGTGAGCTGCAGCACCTCGGCCGTCCCGTAACGCGCCTCCATGTCGGATTGGGTGCAATAGGCCATCGCGGGCTACTTTCGCTTGGGTTTGGTTTTCTTCCCCGCCGGCTCGGGCTCGGGCTCGAACACGGTCGCGGGAGCGGGATCGGGAGCGGGCGGCGGGTCTTCCACCGCCGCGAAGCGCTGTTTTTTGCTCGTGGCCAAAAGCTCGGCCCCGACGTCGTCCGGGTAGTCCTTGATTTCGCCGCGGCGATGCGGCCCGTGGCCGCCCACATTCACCGCATCGCCGGGGCCGAGGTATTCGATTCGCATGGCGTCTCCTTGCGCAGGGGCGAAGAATGCTCCGCCCCCACAAGGTCGGATTATCAGGTCGCGTAGGTGTCTTTCCACAGGTAGCCGGCGTCGGCGCACACCTGCACGATATCGGTCTCCTCGGCCACTTCGTAGACGTCCTGGTGGCGGCTGGCCTCGCGCCAGGTGGTGGTGCGCCGGGCCATGCCGTTCTCGTAGGCGATGCGCGCCTGCACCCCGGCCGATACCATCTTCAGGCCGAGCCGCCGGGGGCGGTAGAAGAGAAAGCCCATCCCCTTGCCGCTGTTGATTTCCCAGATCCGCGCGGCGGTAAAATCGGTGCCGTCGGCCTTTTCGGTGGCCGTGGAGTGAACGGCCTTGCCCACCAACACCTCTTCGAGCTCCAGCAGGGCCGCCAGCAGGTCGGCCCCGAACACCCCGCGCTGGGTGTATTTGATCTTCTCCTGGATCGCCTCGCACTCCTTGAGGGCCAAGAAGGTGGCGTAATCGAGCAGCAGGCAGTTGGGGTCGAATCCCGTGGCCGACTGGATGGCCTTCTTGCCGGTCACCATGTCGGTCAGGAAAGTGTTGGTGCTGCCGGCCGGAGACCACAGTCCCTCGGCGTCCTCGCCTCCCGAGTTGCCGTCCACCCAGGTGCTCCCGGTGATCAGGGCGGCCACGCGGCGCTCCTTCTTCAGGTCGATCTTGTCCGCGGCGAACTCGATGGCGTCCTGGTCCGGCTGCACGGCCGGCGCGCCCTGGCTCTTGGCGAAGCGGCGGTCCTCGTCGGTCACCTCCTTGGCGAAGGCATACTCCTCGGTGGCCAGGCTCACCGAGGTCAGCGGGTAGCCGCCGCGCACGGCCTCGGTGCCCGCGGCGCGGATGCCCGCTTCGTCTCGGAACCAGGCGCCCTTGAGGTACTTGGTGATCTTGGCCTTGGGGTCCGATCCGTCCAGGATCGGGAACACCCGGTCGGCGATGTAGTCGCGGTTTTTGTAGGCCACGGACACGTCGGCCAGCGGCCCGGCGACGATCTGTTCTTTGATGTTCGGCTGAGGCATGTTTCTTCCCTCCTTTACGGGAATCGGGATTTTTCAGGTCCGGTGTCAGGACGCGACGTTGACCTGGTGCACGGCGCCGGACAGCAGCACCTCGCCCAGCTCACCGTCGCCGCCGCCCTTCAGGCAGCGGCCGATGGCCAGGTCCAGGGCCGCGTCGGCGTCCATGCCGTTGCCGGCGTCGGTGGCGCTGACGTATTCGAGCTTGACCCATTCGTTTTCCGCCACGGCCTCGCCGAAGCGGATCTTGCTCACCCCGATGAGCATCACGCTGGCGGCCTCCCCGATGGCGGGGGCGTTCTGCAACACCCCCAGCGGGTGGTCGGTGGCGGCGTCCGGCCGGTACACCTTGCCGGCGCTGAGGCGCACGATGCGGTACTGGTCGGCGCTCAGGTCTTCCCCGGCCTCGTAGCTGCGGATCAATACGGCGTTTTCGGTAGCCATTGTTGCCTCCTTGAATCAGTGGATGTCGGCCGCGTAGGCGGCGGCCAGGTCCGGGTTTTCGCGCTGCACCTCGGCGAAGGCCGCCGAGTAGCTCAGAGTCTTGTCGTCGGCCATCCGCTGGCGCGTCAGGGCCGTCAGCTTGCCGGCCGCGTCGCCGCCGCCCACGGCCTTGTCGCGGGCGGCGATCTCCTTGAACTCGATCAAGCGTGGCAGCCCGGCGAGGAACTCCCGGAACCAGGCGTCCGGCGTCTTCTTCTCGGCGCCCTCGGCGAAGGCCAGGGCCTGCCCGGCATCGAGCTGCTCCATGAAGGCGCCGAGCCCGGCGGCCACCCAGGCCGGGGCGATGACGCCTTTTTCCACGCCGGCTTCGCAAAAGGCTTTGATCTCCGCCTTGCGGGCCTCGGCCCGGCGCCTGGCCTCGGCCTCGGCGAACTTGGCCTCGGCGGCCTCGCGGGCTTCCGTGGCGGCCGCGGCCTTGGCGGCCTCGATGTCGGCCTCGGTGAAGGTTTTTCCCGCCGCCGGCGGCGTCGCCGGAGCGGCCGCGGGGGCCGGCGCGATCAGGTCGATGTCCTCGTCCCGGCCGCCCAGCCGCTTGAAAATGTTGATGGCCTGCACAAACTCGGAAAACTTCATGGCAAAACCTCCTTTGTCACGGTTGGATCCGTCGGATCGGTCCGATCGGCCCGATCGGCCCGATCGGTCGGACCCGTCCACAAATTCGATACACCCGGCATCCTCGGCAAACGCCGGCAAGGGCGCCAGGCCCTTGACCGCCGGCGGCGCCCCGCCCAGAAAACCCACGTGGCGCAGGCGGCCGTCTCCGTAGAAGGCCGCCGAGCGGTTGCGGTACAGCCCGGCGTTGACCCAGTCGCGCAGCGCCTCCACCGGGGAGATGTCGGCCCACAGGCTCTTGACCCCGCCGGCGACCTTGGCCGCCAGGTCCTCGACCCAGCCGTAGGCCGGGCTGTCGGCGGCCGGATGGCCCAGCACCACGGGCGGCTTGGCCGCGGCGTCGAAGTTTCGCACCGCCGCGTCGATCAGGGCGTCACCGTCATGGGTCACGCCGGCGCTGTCGGTCTG